CTATTTTATTAGATTTTCAAATTTACCAGATACTACTTCTACTAAGTCATTGGGATTTAATTTTATTTGATGTCCTATCTTTCCTGCACTTACTATCATGAAATCTAAGCCTTTAGCACTCTCATGTATAAATGTTCTGTAATCACGTTTTAAACCGATAGGGGAACATCCACCACGAATATAACCAGTGTATTTTAATATATCCTTAACTGCTATCATTTCAACTTTCTTTTCTCCAGCTATCTTAGCAGCATTCTTTAAATTTAATTCTTCTGCAACTGGTATAACAAAAACATATAACTCTTTGCTTGTTCCTTGAGCTACTAATGTTTTAAATACATTTTTCTCATCTACTCCAATTTTATGAGCTACTGAAATCCCATCTATCTTTCCATCTTCACTTTCATAACTTAACATTTCATATGAAACCTTTTTAGAATCTAATATTCTCATAGCATTTGTCTTAAGCTTCTTATCTTTTGCCATAATTTTCACCTCTTAAAATTAAATCATTTATAATTATACAATAAACACTTAAAATATATAACTCTAATGCAAAAAGGACTAGTTAAACCTAGTCTTTTTATACTAATTTAAATGTTAAATCATAATCACTTATATTACCATCATAATATTCAATCCCATATTCACTTTATAATATTAAAAATATAATTATAAATAATATAATTATAATAAAAGCTATACATCCACAACTTAGACAAGTTACAACATCATCATCTGTATTAGAACTATCATTTTTTAATCCATCCATAGCATCAAAGCTTGTCTTATTATATACTTTATTGTAAGCTGCCTTTTTAGGATCATTAACCCATCCCATGCCCTTTTTACCATATGTAGGATTTATAGATTTTTTTACTTGTCTTTTTACTTTTCCAGTTGTTCTTGATTTTACACTTTTTTTTAAGCTTGGTTTTCTAGGACCTATCTTCATAACTACCTCCTAATTTATCATTTTCCGTTTAACATTATATAATATTTTTATTAATATAAAAAGTTTATATCCTTATCGGTATAAAGTTTTATAGCATGACAATAATTAAAATATAGATTAACTTTATTTGTATAAATAGCTTCAAAAATGAAAAAAGTGATAGATAATATTAATTATCTATCACTTCTTAATTAGATCTTCTTAACAAATTCAGAATTAACAAATCCAACTTTTCCATTTTTAGTTGTTACTCTATACCAACCTATAAAATCGGAATCCACCCAATCTATTCTAAAAATATCACCTGCATTTATCTTATCTACTATTCTAGAATTTAATGATCCTTCTTCTCTTACATTTAAAAAAGTACTTACATTATGAGTAGTAGCCATTTGTAGCTTTTCTACATAATCTGCATTTACATAACCAACTATTCCATTATACTCAACGTAATACCAACCAAGATAATCTTCATCAACCCATTTTATTTTAAAGGTTTCATTTGCTGGTATTGAACCAATTACTTTAGAATTAGTAGTTCCTTTAGCTCTTATATTTAATTTAGTGCTTACATTTTTAGTAGTAGCATTATCTAAATTAAAGTTACTTGAATCAATAAATATTTCTTCTGTAAACTCATTCATATCACATCCACCGCTTACACCATCTACACTTCCATTCTCTGAATATTGAAATCCAACCCATTCACTCCAAATATTATTAGCTCCAGGAGTGTTCACCCCATAATGTGCTATCCAAACTGGATAATTAGATAATCTACTATCTAAATTATTATTTGAAAAACTTGTATAAGTATATACAACAACTTCTTTTCCTGTAAGTCTTTTTACCTCTTCTAAAAATTCTATACACATAGATGTTAAATCTCTTGCTCCTACTCCTTCAGTAGTTTCTATATCTAAAGCTAATTTACAATCATAATTAACAGCTCCTATTTCATTTAAATAATCTATAAAGAAATTAGCTTGATCCTTAGCCCCTTTATTAGCTCTAAAGAAATGGTAAAACCCTACACTTAATCCTTGTTCTTTTGCTCCCTCATAATTTTGTTTAGCGTATTTATCCTTAAAGTAATTACCTTCTGTAGCTTTAATATAAACTACTTCTACGCCATCATTTTTTACACTCTCAAAATTTATATTTCCTTTCCAGTTTGATACATCAATTCCTTTTAAATTATTATTGTTTCTACTTTGCATTATTAATTCCTTCTTTCTTTAAAATATTTTTTATAGAAAAAAGAGAACCTAAATTATAGGCTCTCATTTAAGCTTTTTACTGCTGCTAATTTATTTTCTGTTTCTGCATTTAATAATTTTAACTTCTCATTTTCTTCTACTAATTGTGTAGCTTGTTGTTTTAAACTATCTTCATATAGCATAGCTTTTCCTTTGTTATATTCTCCTGCTATAGCTTGTCTAATTTGTATTAATTCATCTTTGGTTAAGTATGGACAGTTTTCTAAAAGCATTTTATCAAATAAATCAGCTTTTGATTTAGCAAGATTTTCTATATTCTCTGTAATTCTATATTTTTCTTCTATAGCAAAGAATATTTTTTTACCAGTTTCATATGCTTCATTAAATTTAGAAGCTTTAAGCTTTTGGTCTGTAGCTTCTATCTTGACTTTAATTAGTTGTATTAATTGGTCACCTAGAGTTTTTATTATTGTAGCTAAAAAAAGTGTAATAGCAGCAGCTAAAGCACTTAAAATTGGGTCTAATATCTTTTCCATTTTACATTCCTTCTTTCTTTTTATTTAAATAAATGATTTTGTATTGCATAAAAAAAGAAGCCTACTATAGAGCCTCCAAACATTGTTATAAATATCTTTAATATCATTATTAAAGTATCTATACTTTTTATTAAGTTAGTTATTTGAACTTCTTTTTTAGCATCACTTTGCTCTAACTTATCCAATCTATCAGCATGATTATTTAATCTTTTATCATGTGTTTTTAATTTATCTTCTACTAATTCTTCATGCATATCGCTACCCTTTCTTTTTTATGTAATTTAAGAGAATAAAAAAAGACTATCTCTAGCCTTAATTATTCCCCTTCTATTTTATTAAGCTTGAATTGTTTCATGATCTGTTGGTAATGAAGTTACTAACAGATTAGATAACTCAATATATTGTTCAGGTGTTATTTCATGAGTCATCATGAAGCAGCCTAAAAATTGCTTCATTTCCTCTCTTTCCTTCTCTGTTTTACATCTATTTTCTATTTGTCTTTTACATAATTCATACATCATAATTAATCATCCTTTCATTTATTTTAAATTATTATTTAATTTAATCATAGCAAGATTTCCGTTAGCTTTTAATATACCTGGTACTAATAAATTATTAATAACATCCCAGATATTATTAACTTCTTTAGCTAAGTTTTGCAAAGAGCTTCCTAGGTTTGAAGGTACTTTAAAGTCTAAAGTTCCTGGTAAACTATTTTCTATAGAAAAATAAGTTTTTTCTTGATAGGTATCTAAATCTATATCTATTACCCCATCTACAACTTCTGTTACTGGTGTAGCTAATTGATAAACCACGGTTGTTGGATTCTCTTTTAGCCATGCTTTGAAGCCTTCTACATCTTGTGTTGTTAGCTTGGATTTATTTATTCTGATATAAAGATTACCACCAGAAATTTGCATATTTTCCTTATCTTTATCCCATGTTGATTCTGAAAGTATTGGGAAGTTTGAAATTATTCCTTTTCCGCCTTTAGAATTTAAACTATTTGGTAATTGTGCTGAAAAACGGATAGTGTTAATATCTGTGCCACTAGCTACACTAGACTTCATAAAATTTAATGTAGCTAACTTAACCTCAAAATCATTTCTATAAACTTTAACTTGTCCATTATCCTCATAAAGATAATCATCTTCACGAAGTGGTTCTTTAATTAAAATATCTTTTTTATAACATTTATAAAGTTCGTATGGTTGATTTTCAGTTCCATCTATAACATAACAAAATAAATCTTTTGCCACAAAATTAACTTGTGTATTATGTGGATTTTCTATTCTTATACTACTATTAGTATCAATATAGGCAATTCTTTGTCCAACTTGAAAATCATTAAGATTATTATTCCAATTGTTAGTATCTATCATATTTCTAAATTCGCCACTTTCTAACCAACAATTATTTATTATTAATCTACAACCTTTTAATTTAGCCTTAATCAATACTTTTGTTTTTTTATCAATGCTTATTTTAGCTGATGTTGTTCCATTATATTGATTAGCAATTCCACTTATAACGCCATTTTCATTTTTAAAATTAGTTACTGCACCTTGTTGAATTTTTTGTATATCAAAAAGATTTTTACCAGTACTTAAAACACTAATTTTATACTTATCTTCAACCTTTTCTGCTTCTCCAAAGCTTTTTAAGCCTTCAAAATATTTTTTAGGCATATAAGTTTCTTCTCTGTCAAGTACTATGCAAGTATTTCTTAGCAATTCCTTATCAGTTTCACTATTAGTCCACCCTCTATCATACATACCTAGAAAACCAGTTAATCTTTTACCAGTTAAGTCTAATTTAGTTATAGAATTTTCTTTTAAAATAGGGTTGCTATCCCATCCTCCACCTATTTTATACACATTCAATAAAAGTATTTTGTTAGTATTATTCACTACATAAACAATTCTGTCTTTCGGTTCATTCTTCACAAGCGTATCAACAAGTATATAGTTTCCTCCAGCATCATCTCTTGTATTATTTGGTTTATATAGGTTATTCAAAGTTCTACCCTTAATTTTCATACTTTCTGTTCTACCTTCTAGTGTGTCATTTGCACTTATAGAACTCCCTTCATAACTTAAAGCTTGATTACTTTTAAGTCCATTCTGTAGTTCCGTTACATCCATACGAATTTGAGGAATGTTTTGACTTCCATCCAACCCTTCTATGAATTCTTTAGTCTTTTCCAAAGAAGCTTGAAGTTCTGTATTTTTAGAAGTAGCTTCTTGGTTAGTTGCTGCAAGATTTGTGTTAGCAACTTTAGCTGATTCAACATTTTTAATTAATTCTGAATTTAAAGGTAGTCCTTTATTTATATTATTTGATAGTTCTTCAGCTTTAGAATTTAATCCAGTTAGTGTTTCTATTTTCTCTGTAGATTCTATATTTTTAGTATCTAAATCTTTTATAGTTTCTTTAACTTCTTTAGCTAGATCTATGTTAGATTCTAAATTTTTATTTAAAGAAGTAGCAGTAGAAGTATTTTCTAAGAGCTTAGAATTAATATTATTAGCTTCTGTTATATTAGATTCTAAATTACTATTTGCATTAGTAGCACTAGAAGTATTTTCTTTTAACTTTTCATTTAATTTACTAGCTTTGTCTAGTATATTTTCTAAATAAGTAAAGTCTTTACTATCTGCTATTTCTCCAGCTATTTTAGTAAATATATTAGCTTCTACAGTTAATCCAAATGTTGCTGTATGCTCTAAAAATCCATCTGCTCCATAAATAGCTAATTGACAACTATAGACACCATCTTGTTTAGATATTCTATTAGTTATTGGGAAAGTTATTTCTCCTTGCTCTGCATTTGTAATATTTAAATTTTCTATTATGTCTCCTTTGGTTGTTCCAGCCATTACATAGCCAAGTTTAACAGTCTTACCTGTTAAATTTAATCTTCTCTTATTCTGTAATACACATATTTTATAGATTTCAGCATTATTATTGCCTTTTATTGTTTTAATGCCTTCGTTATTATAAGAATCAACATTAACTTTTAGTTCAATTTCTCTCATAATTCACGCTCCTTTCTATTTAGCTTTTGTATCTCTTCCAGCACTTGGATTAGTACATACTCCACTTCCATTAAAGTCGTACCATTTACCTTCGATAAATAAGGTTTCCTCGGAAGCCATTACCCCATTAAATTTTAGCCAATAGTAGTTAGAATCTTTATAAAGCCATTCATTCTTCTTTAATGCTCCACCTTTACCAGCATAATAATAGTTAGCTTGGTATTCATAAAACTCTTCTTCTGCCATTAATGTATTAGACTTAATTAAATAAGTATTATTGTTATAATAAATAAGTTTAGGCTCTATAACCATTTTGCAATTTTCATCTATCCAATAATAACAAGGTTTTTCATTAAAAGTACCTTGAATAAAGCAATTTCTATCTAAAGCACCTGAAGAACTTGCATGATAATCAATCCCATCATGTTTTATCCACTCATTTTTAGCAATAAATCCATCATCTTTTACGAAATAGAAATCACTCTTATAAGGGTAAATTCCTTTAGTTGCAATTCCACCAGCTTCATTAGTCATTTTATATTTGCCGCTATAGTAATCCAGGAATTGAAGTGGTAATTTATACTCATGACAACATGGATAAATAGCACCTCGACTTATCTTAAATACTGTCATATCATTATTATCGTTGGAGTAAACTTTACCGCCATATTTTAGACATTTTAAAGCAAAGTTTTTTATTATATCTTTCTTATAAACATCCAATCTATCTATTAAACAATACCTAGCTTGTAATTCTTCAAATCGCCTGTCTGAGTTACCACCGTCTGCTCCGTGATGACTTAATTTGTATAAATCAATTTTCCCTATTCTGTTTTGTAAATGTGTTTCAGTAGCTACTGTACTATCACCAGGAAACAATGATTTAGTTCCATGAGATACTAGAAGATAATTAACACTCATATTATTTTCATTGCTATAATCATAGAATTTAGATGCGAAAGCTTCTATATAATCATTTTTCCCAATTCTGAACTGTTGGTCATTAGCAACTATTTTTTGTACATTGAATTTATCTGCTGCTGCTAACATTCTATCATGGTACCCTTTAGTGTCCCATTCAGTTTCTTGTGATGGTAACCTAGAATAATCTATTCCATCTTTATATACAATGTATTGTGGTCTATATTTTTCTATAATGGCTGGTGCATTCCCTATATGATCAGAATGATCATGAGTAGCAAAAAAATATTTTAATTTATTTACTCCAATTTTATCTAGTTGTTGAATCATTATTTGAAAATTTTCTTCCATGAAACAATCTATCATCGAAAATGTTCCATCGTCGCTCTTTATTACTATACAATCTCCATAAGAGCCTTCTTTGTTTTTAAGGTTATAAATAATAGTTTCTGTATTATCCTGCATTCTTTCTGCTGTATAATCCAATTTTTTAGTCATTTCAGTTATGTTAGAAGCATTTTCTTTACTTCTTACATCTACCTCATTAAAATTATCTACTTTTGCAAGAGCCTTATCTAACGCAGAAAATTTATTAGAACTTTGTATAGCTTCAGTATCTACTAAACTTTCGGAAATAATTAATCTAACTAAGCAAAGCGGTGTAAGATGGCTACCAGTAGAATCACTAATTGTTAATTGATAATCTGCTGTTCCTGGAATTAAAAAATCATCTGTTAATTCTAATCTTGCAATTCCTTTTTTACCATCAACTATAGTTAACTCATCAAAAATAGAAAAATGTTTGGGGTTTATACCAGAAATTCTAACTGTACTATATGTTAAATCTATAATATTAATTTCACCTAGAAACTTAAAATCTATAAACCTTGATTTAATATCATGCTCAACCGCTTTAATTTCTATTGGATCATCTCGATTAATATAAATTTTTCTAGGTGGTTCTAAATATTGCATAAATTATTTCTCCTTTCTTGTAATAAAAAAGATAGTAGAAAACTACTCTCTTACACTAAATCTCCAACTTTTAAAGAAGGAGCTATATTTTGAGCTGTACCATTAACTCTAAGTTCCCAATGACAATGTGGGCCTGATGAATTTCCAGTATTACCACTTCTAGATATAACTTGTCCTGCTTTTACTGTATCACCTTCATTTACTAGCAACTCGCTATTATGAGCGTAAATAGTAACTAATCCACCGCCATGATCTATAAATAAATATTTACCATAGCTTGTAGTTAATTCTCTTCTTTTTATAACTTTACCTGACTTTGAAGCTCTAACTGGCGTACCTATAGGAACACCAAAATCTATTCCTGAATGTTGAGCCCCTGAAGGATAATAAGGGAATGTTGCTGTTACATGTCCATTACTTACTGGAATAATCCAACCATTACCATACTCATTATTTATTGTTTTAAAGTTACTACTTTCTATAGGTGGGAAGTATCCATCACCTTTTACTGTGCCTATTTGATTTCCACTTGCGTTTAAAATTCCAATAGGAGACATAATGTAGTTAGCATTTTTAAACATTTCAGCTTCTTCCTTTCTTCTACGCTTTAATCCTTTTTCAAAAATTGTTCCAGGCATAGTTGCATATGTTAGCCAATCATTATAAATTTCATCAATACTAGCACCCCTTATCCAAGCTCTGTACATACGAGAATTATAATATCCTGAGTTATAGCATAAATCTACAAATGCATCAAAAACATTTATATTAACTTTACTAAGGTCTAAACCATCTTTAAGCATTTGATTTTTAACTAAAGAGCCATATCTGTCTGGTATTAATTCAAATAAAACTTTAGATGCAGTTTCTTCAGAACAAGGTGGATTACCTAATTTAGCAAAGTATGTTGGCTCATTAGCTTTAGTAACTCCATAACCATATGTTATTTGGCCATCTCCAATATTACCTGGATATTGTTGTAGGCCTTCTATTCCTTTGACATACCTGAAATATTTTCTTGAAGGTATTCCTTTACTAACATTCCCTAGGGTATCTACACCACCTCCTATAGGAGAGTTTGGGTCAAATACAGTAGTACCACTTGTATTTTTAATAACACCATCTAATACTAGGTCATTACATCTCAATTCTCCAGTTCTAGCATCATAATATAAAGATTTATCTTTTCCTATCCTTGTTCCTGAACCTGCAACTACAATTTCATTATCAGGTGTAGTTATATTAATAAAATGATCTCCAACATGAATGCTATTTGTACCATTATCAGAACGAATATCTATGTTATAAACTTTGTTCCCTTTAAAATCTACTTCTTCATATATTCTTACTGGCTTTCCACCTGAATCATCTAAAATGTTATATTTGTCAAGCGCAATATAAGAAGGAACTTTTGTCTTACCTTCAACAGCATACCCAAGAGACATTGCACTATCAATATCATTTGCTAACCCAATCAAAGGCTTATTTTCATCATCTCCTTGAACCAATGACATTAACGCACCTATATAATCGCCGTTCTTTTTCCAATTGTAAAGCTTAATCATATTATTTTCTATCTTTATTGCATCTTTTCCATTGTTTCTAAATAAAGCTCCACCAGGTTTCTTTAAATCTATCTCAAAGCTTTTATCCATATTCCGTATTAAAACTGTTGTTAAAATACCTATTAATTCGTCAGCTATTATTCCTTTTGGAGTTATAGCTGTTTTAAAGTCCCACCCTGAATTATCGCTTAATCTTTTATCAGATAAAAGAATCCCTTTTGTCCCACCTTGAACACATCCAAAATCAGGATCATTTGGATCCAAAACTTCTTGAATCCAAGCAACTATATCTAATTTTTTTGCTCTATCTCTTTGTGCTAATAATGGAGCTTTCATAGCATTTATTGCTCCAATTATATTTTCGCCACCTAAATTCCCATCACCATCAAAGCTTCCTGCAATAGTATCAAATGTTACACTCTTATCTGCTTGTGCTGATGCATATGTGTCTAAATAATTTCCTATTTCACAATTCAACATTTCTTCATTTAAACAATCATATTCAAGTGATATACATCTAGCTTTAATATTAATATCTAATGGTTTATGTTCTATATATACTGTATCTCCTAATAAAATCTCTTCTAGTGACTTATACTCTTTATATTCTTCAGTACTTGATAAAGGAATAAATTGAACACTATAATTTACTAACGGCTTATCTATTCCTTTACTTATAAGCTCCTTACCTTTATTTTTTAACGCTTCATTAACCTGCTCTTGTGTATCAAACCCCTCTGCATTTTCACCTTTATTGTTTGGTGTCCCTTTTAACTTAATATCTTCAAATCTTTGCTCTGATTCAAACACATGACTATAATTATTAATTAATGGAGAATCTACCCATGGAGTTGTTCCACTTATACAGATACCATCATAACCAGTTGGTATTACTCTAGTTATTAAACTATCCATATCTATTGTTTCAACTAAACCTGTTAAATTCTTTTTATATGCAATTCTAACATTATTATCTTCTCCTACTCTTTTATTTAAGTAAATATCAAAATTATTTAAAAATAATTCTCCTCCCCATCTACTTAAAAAAGAATTTTCTTTATCATCTCCACCTATTGCTTGTACTATCTTCTTTCTAAAATAATAAGATGTTGCTATCTTTTCTATATCTGAATGTCCTTTAAACTCTGTCCCTTTTAAAATTTTATCTAATGCTTGTTGTCCATTACAATTTACACATCTAACATCAAATATATTTTCCTCTCTAGTTAAATCCTTAATATATATGTCAACTAAGTCATAGAATATATGCCTTGCTTTTACACTCATATAATCTAAGTTTTTTTCTATATCGTAGATTCTATAAAGCTGTTCTGGTATTTTTTTATATGGTGTACTAACTTTTATAACATCATCTCTAGAAATATATTTCCATCTTTCCTCTTCATCATATTCATGCTCCATTGCTACTTCATTTAATCCAGTTACTAATTCCATTTTCAAAGTACATTTAGAAGGTTCTAATATCATATCTCCATTATTAACAAAATTCTTATTATTAAATTTATATAATTGTACTTTCCCCATAAGCTTAATAATAAATATAATTAGGAATTATATTTATACTCTCTATATTTCCTTCCCATCTAATTGTATTTTCCTCTAATTTTAAAATAGGAAAATCTCCCTTCATGTACTTATTAGTTGGATTATCTAAAGTATCTTTATAACATAATTCAAGTTTAGAATTTATAGTTGTTTTTCCCATGGTTAAATTTAATTCTATTAAACTTTCATTTATCCATAACTTTATATCTCCTTCTCCTTGTATAGTTATTATTGGTTTACTTTCAAAATCTCCACTATTATAAAGCATGTCCCCATTATTTATTTCTAATTCTTCAGCTCCATAAAAACTATATGCAAAAGGTTCTAGTGTAAAAGTAACTTTGAATTTACCTATTGTTTTTAATTTTCTTTCTATATCATCATATTCAACTTTCTTAACTATATAAAAATAAGAAGGATCATCTCCTTCCCATAATTTTTTGTCTTTAATATTATCTAGCCATCTTCTTATTCTTCTTACTTTTTCATGAATATTTTTCCTATCAATAAAGTTATACTCTACAACCAAAATTCTATTTTCATAACCTATAATTTTATAGTCAGTCCCATCCTTACCATCAATTTGTTGTTCTCTATATCTCTTTTTTAGTGAAGGGAAGAATGGTCTTTTTATTGCCTTAATTCCTATTTCTAAATCTGTGCAATTATTGAACCAAATAAAATATTTATGCACATATTCGACCTCCCTTCTTTCCTTTAGTAACTCTATAACTATTTTCATCACTTTTCATTTGTTTAGCTACTTTCTTATATACTTTAGTACTGATTACTTCACCATCTAAATTAGTTACATTTTCAATTACAACTACTATATTATTATTGTTTGTATTATTAAGTTTTGTATTTATTTTTTCTAAGTCAACATTTGATATAGAAGGTACTATATTAGTATTTATAGTTCTATCCAAACTTTGCTTTATATCTAAATTTATATCTTCCATTTCATTGACAAAACCTACTCCAACACCTTGAGCCATAAATTTACCAACCTGATCTCTTAACACCCTAGATGGAGAATGTATATCTAAAGAACTTTTAAATCCTTCTACAATTCCATCACAAAATTGTTTTATCTTACTTTTTATCCATCCAATAGCACCTGTTATACCATCCCAAATCCCATGAACTATATTTTTACCTATCTCTTTCATTTGTCCTGGTATAGCTTTTACTGTATCTACTATAGAATCAACTAACTTTTTACCACTCTCTTTACCAGCAGTCTTTAAATCTTCTCCCCATGCACTTACCTTATTCCAAGATTCTTTTAACCAATTTTTAAATCTTGTTGGTAGTTCTTTAACATGATCTACTATAGAATCAACAAATTCCTTTCCCACTTTCTTAGCTTCTTGGTACATATTATTTCCCCATGTAGTAACTCCATCATAAGCTTCAGTAATCTTATTCCAAATTTTATGTGGTAGTTCCTTAACATAATCTATCACTCCATATATAAAATCCTTACCTGTCTTTTTTGCTGAAATATATAAATTATTTCCCCATGTCTTTACTTTCATATATGAATCAAGTAATTGTTTCCCTATTGCTTCAGGAAGCTGTGCAAACCATTGCTTTATAGAATTTATTGCATCTGGAATAGTTTTAGTGATAAATATTTTTATGTTTAAAAATCCCTTATAAATTTCTCCTGCAATTTTTCCTATCAATATCCCCATAAGTTTAGGTAAATTACTAAATATAAATTTTACTTCTTCTATATAATTTTTTATTCTAGTTTTTATTATAGTACCAAACTCTTTTATTTTATTTATGAAGTCTGTTTTAAATTGTGTAAGTTTAGATATTAACCACTTAAAGAAATCAGGAATACTTTTAGTAAAAAACTCTTTAATATTTGAAAATAATTTGTCCACTCCATTCCTAAATCCTTCACAATGCTTGTAAGCTAATGCAAAAGCTCCAGCAAAAGGATTAACTATAAGCAACAAAATTTCCTTCCAATCATTTTTAAAGAAATTTATTAACTGCTTTAATTTATTAGGTACTGTTTCTGTAAAAAACTTTATAAGTCCACTAAATATTTTATTAACTCCATTTCTAAACCACTCGCAATGATTATATAAATAAGTTAAAGCTCCTACTACTAATCCAACGACTAATATAATTTTTCCTACTGGAGATATTTCAGTAACAAAATTTAAAGCTTTCTGTGCTGCTGTTTGTAACTTTGTAGCAATTTTTAATTTTTCCATAACATCTCTAAATGCTTTATAATCTTTAATGGCATTTCTTATTGTTCCTGTAACTTTAGTTGTTACTGCTAAAGCTCCATAAGAACCAACTACAAAAGCTCCTATTCCCACTACTGCCTTTTTTTGCCCTTCACTTAATCCACCAAAAGCTTTAGCTATACCACCTATTCCCTTAGCAGCTAAAGAAATAAATGGTGCTAATACTTCACCAAATCCAACTAGACTATTTTTAGCTAAGTTTAAAGATGTTCTTAAATCATTTCCAGTAGTATTATTTATTTTTGCAAGAGCTGAATCAGTTGTTCCTATAGCCTCATTCATTTTCTTAGACTTATCTGCCAACGTATCAAACTGTGAACTTGTTAATGCTGTAATTGCTGTTAGTCCTTCAGTACTACTAAAAAGTTTTCCCATTTTATCTGATTGTCCACCAGTTTCTTTTTGTAATATTTTTAAAGTACCAATTAAGCCCTCACTTTTTAACATTGCTTGACCATTTTGGAAGCCATATTTCTCCATTAATTTTTGCATATCTGCTGTTGGTTTAATTAAGTTACTAAATACTGCTTTTAACTGGGTACATACTTCTGAAGTGTTTCCTGTAACCCCTGTTAATGTAGCCATATTAGTAAATAAATCTGTCATTGATAAATTTAAATTGCTTGCTAGTGGGAATAATGGTTGCATGCTTGAAGCCATTTCTGGAAAAGTTGTTACTCCCAACTTAGCTGTTTGGAAGGCTAAATCACTTATCTTCTTTGCTGTTTCATCATTAACTTGATTATATCCTTTCATTCCTGCACTAATTAAAGCAACTGCATCTTTAACCTCTGCTCCACCAGCCTTAGCACTTTTAGCCATAGTATCAAATATCTTCTCTGTTTCTGCTCCTCCATCTCCAATTGATGAAATAGCCTGATACATACCATCTGTTACAATCTTCAAATCAATTCCTGTTTGGTTTGATACTTCCATTATTTTATTTTTATATCCTTCTAAATGACTTTGGTCATCTAAAAGAGTATTTATATTTGCTATACCATCCTGAAACTTCATTTCTGTCACTGCAGCAGCAACACCAAATCCAGTAACAGCTATTGCTGCTGGTTTTAAAGCACTAGCTGCCTTCCCTGTAGCATTGCTTACCTTGTCCATTTTTTGAGAGAATTTATCTAAATTGATATCTTTTAATTTCTTATCAACCTCTTCTAAAGCTTTTTTATTTTCTAATAGCTCTGTCTTAGATTTATTCATTTTCATATTTGCAGTATCTATTTTTCTATTAGATGAATCTATTGCTCTTTCATTCCTAGCATATTCTTCTTTTAAATCAGCTAAAGATTTTCCTAACTTTTTTGTTTCCTCGCTATTCTTTCCAGTAGCTTCAGAACTTTCTTTATATTTTTTAGTTACTTCTTCTATTTTTTTAGATAATTCTTCTCTTTTTTCTTTTTGCTTCTGAACATCATTAGTCAACTTATTAATTGCTTCTTTTTGTAAATTAATCATTCTATTTTGAAGTTTCATTTTTTCAGTAAGCTCAGCCTGTTTTACTTTTAATTGTTCATTAGCATTACCAAATAATTTAGCCTGAGTACTTGCTAAATTAAATGTACTGCCAAGAGATTTAAGCTCTCTTACCATATCCTTCATTTGCTTTTGAAAGTCAGATGTATTTGCTCCTATTTTTACATTAGCACCCATTAATCAACCTCCTTTCTTCAACAAAATAAAAAGGACTATACATCTGTATAATCCTTGTCTTTATTCTCTTCTAAATATTCAAATTCTGAATTTATATAATCTAATAAATCAACTATAGAAATATCTAAACATTCTTTTAAACTCATGTTACATTGTTTTCTAGCAAATCTAAAAATACTATATAATGTGTCAAGAAGATTTTCATATATTGTTATTTCTCTTTCTTCTTCATATCCTTCTTCTTTGTCATATTCTTCAAAGATACTTTTTTCAATTTTAATTTCCTGTACTGATCCTAAAGATTTAAATCTTTCTACAACTTCATTCTTGATATAAATTTCTATAAAATTAAAAATGTAATACAAATCTTTTATATCTAATCTTTCCAAATTATTTTTTTTAATATTTCCATCAAATATTAAATCTATAATTCTATATATTAAATCTAATCCATTAATCGTATTTTTATATTCAAGATATTTTTTATACTTATATCCAGTTATATCAGTTGCATAAATTCTTTTTCTATTGCAAGAAATATTTAAATCACTTATTTCTTGCCCTTCGTAAAAGCCTTTTGTGCCTTATCTATATTCTTATCTAGTTTTCCTACTATCTCTATATCACACTTCATAAATTCAAATATGATTTCAGCAACATCTAAATTGTCATCTATATCTTCTTTGGTAAATTGATTATCATATATAGTTACTATTGTATCTTCCATTAATTCTAAATCATCATCGGTATAATCAATTTTCTTTTCCTCTTTTTCATTTATCTTAGCTTTAGCTTCAGTATATGTTCTATACTTTTTTCTTACTATTTTTCCACTATCATATGTAGTACCATTTATCTCTATCTTCATAGTTACTCACTCACTTTCTTTTCTGTTCCTAAACTTTTAGGTTCTTGAACTTGTCCAAACCATCCATCTAAAACCTCTTTTGCACTTCCTGCATCAGCAAGATCCATTTCATCTGCATCCACACCAATATTACGATCTTTTTTTCGTGGTATTATAGTTCCTTTTATTTTTGCATTTTGTCTTTTTCCTTTTTTAGCTATTGTTTCTGCCTCTTCATCCTCTTCTTCGCCAAAATTAACTCTATACCACCAATAAAATTTATATAATCCATTAGTTAATTTTGTTCTATATCCTATAGCTACATCTTTAGCTTTATCGTCAGCATTTATAGCAGTCATTCCACCTAAATTTTTATGACCTCTTATCATTTCTCTTATTTTTCTTGATAGATAATCCCCTTCGATTTCTATAGTTCCCTCTTCAAAATCATTGTCACTTTCATCTTGAACATCATCAAAATATACTGGTTCATTCGTATATTTTAATTTTGTTTTTACACTAGCTGCCTTCATTAATCTAACTGGTTTACCAGTAGTATAATTTTCAGCACTATCTTCTGTTATTGGTGCTACATATAAATCTTTTAATCCTTTTGGTTGTGCCATATCAACGCCACCTTTCTTAATCTAATTCTTCGCTATAATTAAATCTCATAGCTTTATGATAAATTTTCACATCTACTTCAAATTGATCATTACTATCCTCTAATAAAAATCCATTATCTTTTAATAATTTCTTGACCTTATTTTTTAACTTCAATCCTTCTTCACTATTAGTTGTCCATATATCAACTTGTATATTATGAGTAATTGAAACTTCTTCATCATCTAAAAAATCCTCTGGAGCTTCTAAATATTCAAAGAATGTAATATGTGTTTTTTTTAGCTCTTCATCATACCAACCTTCAAATACTGGAATATCTAAACTACTTAAACTATCAGCTACCAAAGCAATAATATCAAACTCCAATATATCACCTACTTTTCTAATTTCTTCACAAGAGCTTCATAATGATACATAGCAATAGTATCATATTTAGTTTTCAGCAATTTATTAACAGTACCAAAACTATGATGTGGAGGTCTTTTAGTTGTTCCCCACTCTTCCATCTTCATATAATAATAAGGACTATTATCCGTTTTATCCCATCCTATAATTACATATAAGTTTCCATTCTTCTTTCTAAATTTAGGTTTAGGAATATTATCACTTGCATGCCCTGGTGGTCTGCTTCCTTTCCTCCCACTCTTAGAATTATCTTTACTTTTATGAATTTTAGGCTTTACAGTATCATAAGCTAATTCACTACAATCTTTAAGTATATCTTTATTTACTCTTTCTAACCCTTCATTTGTAGAAATGCTCTCTGCTGTTTTTATAAGTTCATCTAATCCAACAAACTCCATATTAATCATTAAAGCACCTCTTTACATTTTAGTTTTATAAAATCCTTTTTATATCCTAAGAAATCAGGATAATATATTTCATATTGTCTACCTTGCCATTCAACTATAAAATTTTCTTTATTCCTAAGCTCTTCTAACTTTTTGCAATATCTAACTTTAAATATTACTGTATTCTCTAATTTCATAGCCATAGCTTCATATAATTCTTTACCATATAAATCTAATACTTTTGCTCTACAATCATAAAAGGGAGTTGGCTCCCTTGGTGGTTGCCTTCTCCCTTTAATAATTACTTCTTCTATTTTCTTTATATATATTCTTTCTCTTAGCCTAGACATTATTATCACCACAATATTTCAATTGAGTTATTATTGAATTTAATGCAAATTGAGCTTTATCATTTTTATTGCCAATACTAATACTTTCTTCATCATCATACCAGTTCTTTACAAGTAATTTTACTGCTAATGAATAAAGTTTCTTTCTATAATCTTTTTTCACGCCAGCATTTGTTAAATATTCTTCTGCTGCTTCTAAAAGACCTAATAAAAGATCATCATCTTCATCACAATCAATACATAGATATTTTTTTAATTCTTCCAAGCTCATTTTTAATCACTCTACGCTTTAGCTTCATTTACTTTTACTATTAATCCAAATTTTCTTATTACTGCTGCATCTTCTGATTTTTTTAATGGTGATTCAACATCAAATCTTTCTATAATTCTAGCTATAGTTTGATTCTTAGTATATCCAGCTTCTTTTGATTGATCTATTAAATATTGTTTTCTATCCATAAATTTAATTAATGTCTTTAAATCTGCAATTATAAACTTGATTTCCTCTCCTGTATTAAATGTAGTTGAGTCTAATTCAACCACATCTCTTCCCTTAAATATTAAACTTCCTCCATCTGATAATTCTTTTAAAAGTGGTCTACCTTGCTTATCCATTAATGCATCTAAATAACCTCTACCTAAAGAATTAGTAACAATAACAGCTCTACTTCTTGCATTAGGAACTAATGAATTTATTTTCTCAACCATTTCTATATAATCTTTCACTTCTTCAGTAGCTAGTAATTTATTAGCTTGATCTACTACTTCGCTATTTTCAGTATTAACTGCATATTCTACGAATTCTTCATTTACAAATTCTAAAAAGTTTATTTCACTATCTTCAAGTAATGAGTTATCTATCGGTGCAAGTAATCCATAATCATTTATATCATATGACATAGGTTTAGTTTTCATCATAGCCTTAACTAATTCTGTATCTTCTTCTAAATTTGCAAGTTTAGTAACACTTCCCCCAGCTCTTACAGGTAACTTTCCTGAATTTCTTGCAACTGGTATTACATGACAGTATGATTTTAAAGCTGGATATCCCTCTTTTAATTTTTCAAATTCATTAACAAATTCTTGAGGTATTACAGCTCCATTATTTGTTGCTGACATAACATCTCTTTCTTCTTCACTTAAAGATATTCCTCTTACAACTTTACTCATTGCGCTTAATTGTAAACTTCTTTTTTCTTCTTTTGAACCTTCTCCACCTAAAACTCTTCCACCTGAAAAGTTACTGTTGCTTCTTTCCTCTTCAATGGCTTCCATAACTGATTCTATTTCTTCCTCAATTATTTCCATTCTAGCCTCTATCTTTTCTCTTTCAATAGCTTTACTTCTTATTTCCTCTTCCTTCTCTTCTTTAGCTAATGATCTAATCTCTTCTACTATTACTTTTCTTCTTTCCTCTAAGTCTTTCTTCTTTGCTCTTAATTCTTTTAATCTTTCAAATAATTTCATTTATAAAATCCTCCTAAATTTAAATAATAAAAAAAGAGCTTTAACAATATATAAGCTCTAATAAATTACTTCTTTTTTCTTCTTTTTTCTTTGCATTTATTTTTATTTTTTCTAAGCTTCTACAATCTACTTCAGTATCTTCATAAGCAGGAAATGGTGTTGGTGATATTTCATATAACTCAACTTCTAATAAAGTCCTTTTCATTATTTCTTCACCATCTTTTTCAACTTTACTCCATTTATCGTCAAGTACCTTGAATCCAAATGAAGTACCATCAACATCCCCACGCTTTACACTTTCATATAAATCATTAGCAACTGTTGTATTAGGTAAATCAATATCAAACCTTAATCCTACTGAATCACTTTCTAACCTTAAAGTACCACTTTTTGTTGAACCTAATACATTATCAGTATTATGATTATATAAAGCTTTTATAGTATTGTTTCTTAAACTATTATCAAAAGCTCCCTCAGCAACAACTTCTACAAACTTATCTCCCCACCAATCTCTTAATACTTGTGATTCAACATTATACTTTGATGCATAACCTGATATTGTTTTAACTCCTGTTTCATCATTTGACCTTGCTTCAAAATTTGAAATTATATTTCTTACTTCTCTTTTAACTTCCTTATGCTCCACTATTATCACCACCTTTCAAATATTGTTTTCCAGCCATAGCTATAGGCATCATATTACCATTTATAAGTAATTCATTTCCTCCATCTTTTGGTGGTAAATTTTCTTTTTTTCTCACCTCATTGGAAGCTATAAATCCACTTTGAATACCAATTCTATAAGCTTCATATCTTGTTTTTATATCACTTCTTAAAATACTATCTACATTAAACTCAATTTTCACATTATTTAAAGTTTCATATTGACTTAATAATTTATCTTGCATCTCTTGTTCATAATTAGTAAGAGATGGTTGAAGTGTTGTTATATAAAAATCTTTCTGTTGTTCTGTAAGATTATTAAATGTTGCTCTCTCTAAATCATTAAGATGATATGACTTCATTCCAAATGCTGCTGCTAATTCTCTTTTAGTTAATTTTGCATTTTCTAAAAATTGTGCATCTGCCATGCTTAATGACAAAGGTTGAAATTGATACCCTAAAGGAAGTAATGAAACCGAATGAGCATTTGCTAGACCATTACTCATAGATTCAAATTCTTTTATAAAAGTTTTCTTTGCCTTTTCGTCTAGCTCTCCTACATATTGAATTATTCCTTTTGTAGTTAATCCACTTTTAAAGAATTTATTTATAAACTCCTGAGTAGCTCTTCCATTCTCAATAGTACATTTCAAATAATCAAGTGGAGCTATTCCTATTAATCCATCTAAAGTAATATCTCCAATAAAATGTAGTATTTCATCAGGAAGTAACTTATGTTTAATCCCTTTATTGTCAGTTACTATATACCAAACTTTAGTTAAACTACTTAAAAAGTTATTATCATCCATAACTTTAGTTACATTATCTGAATCAATAGGATATAAACCAATTATCTTTCCTCTTCTATCTCTTTCTATATATGTATACGCATTACCTTTTAAAGTTCTTTGTGCTTCTAAGCACTTCCAAAAATTAATTGAGTTCATTAATGGATTAGGCTTATATCTTAAAAGATAATAAAGTTCATGTTCTTTATACTCTTCTCTATCCTTGTAAATCTTTAAAGATAATTTACCTATGCTTTCAGCTCTTACCTTAGTACATATATAAACTGTATTTTCTTTTAATACTCTCTTACCTGATATTAAAAATTTTAATTTAATACCAAACTTCTCCCAAAAGTTAGAATCAGATATATTAATACCAATCTCTTCATCATAATTACTTCTTTTATTAAATAACTTTTTAAAAAACTTCATCTATTTTCTCCCCCATAATCTCTTTAAGAAATCTTCTTCTGCAAATTCACTCACATTTAAGTTTTCTCTTTTCCAATATGTTATAGCTCTAACATGAGCGAATATACAACTTGCTAATGGGTCAATTCTTTTAAATCTGCTTTTTTTACTTATTTTTATTTCTCCAAAAGAGTTGGAATCAATCTCTGCATTTTGAACACACCAAGTCATAAGTTTATTATCATCATGTTCAAGTTGCTTAACTTTCATTAAATCTCTAAAATTTACAGTAGCTTCATTTAGTTTTGCACAACTTTGTCCACATTCTACACAGGTATAATCCTTTCTTTCTAGTTCTCCAACTAACATTGCAGCTCCATGAGGGTCATAACTAACTTCTATAACATTTAGTTCATATTCTTTTACAATACTTTCTATAGTATTTAGAACTGCCCAAAAATCTACTATTAAACCATCATTAGCTTCTGTCTTTATTAACCAACCTTTTTTACTCCATAATTCATATGGTACATTGTCAGTTATCATTTTTTCTTTAACTACTTCTGATGGTATAAATGATTGTCCAAATAAAGCATATCGTCTAATATTCCCATCTAAATAAGGAAACTCAAAAGCAATTGAAGTTAAATCCCCTGACTTTGATAAATCTATTCCAATATAACAATCATGTCCTCTGAAATCCTCTAAGGTTAATTCCTTTTTACAAGCTTTCCAGTATTCAACATCAACATACCTTTTTTCTCCTGCTGCAACATATATATTACAATTCTTAGTAAAGAACTCTATTCTCTTCTTTTCATTACTTGTATTCTTAGCTAATTTAGCATTTTCCCTCATGCTTTGTATTCCTTCAGGATAAGTACATAAAATTGGATTAGCCTTTAACCAAACTTCTTCATCAAAAGGATCATCTTCTTTTTCTAGCTCACAAATCATTACAAAGTATTTATCATTCTCAAAAGTTCCATCTAATATTGAACAACAATCTAAATATTCATAATAACAAGCCGTTTCTTCGTAGTCCATTCCAGCCGTAGTTATTATTACTAATAATGGCTCTGTTCTTGCCATCATACCTGATTTCATAACATCATACATATCTGAATTAGGATGTGCATGATACTCATCTATAATAGCCATTTGTGGATTCTTACCATCACCAGTTTTACCAGCTTTTTTACTTAAATGCTTCATAAAACTATTACTATTTCTATGTCGTATTTCTTTTTGAGTAAACTTAAATTTCTTCTTTAATGGTTTAGAAGTCATTAGCTCCCATTCATCAAAAACAATTTTAGCCTGATCTCTTTCAACTCCTAAAGTATAAACTTCTGCTGCATTATACCCTTTTGCTCCTATTTCATAACCAGCCATTCCAGCTTCCATTTGAGATTTTGCATTTTTTCTCCCTACTTGAATAAAAGCAAATCTAAACCTTCTATAATTTGTATCCTTATGCTTCCAAGCTTCTATATTACAAATTACAAACTTTGACCATGAATTTAATATTATTGGTTGTCCCTCTAATACTCCTTTTGAATGTTTACAGTAACTATACCACTTAACAATTTTTTGAGCTTCCTCTTCATCCCAATAATACTCGAAATCTTCATGCTCCATTCTTTCTAAATCATTTAGAAATCTCTGACAAGCTTGTTTATGTCTTTTACAAGCAACAATTTCACAATTTAGTATTTTATTAGAATAATCAATAAGCTCTTCAAGAACTGTATTATACATTTCCAAAATCCTTATTAAATGCTTTTTCATCATCATCAATATCAGATGCTTCTTGAATAATTTTTAATCTTGCTGCTGGACTTAATCCAAACTCTGCACCTAACTTTTTAATAACATCAGCATATTGAATTTGAATAGAAATCAAAGGATTCTTTTGAGTTGTTAAAGATCCTTGTTTATTAATATGTGTTACTGTAAGCTCATCACAATTTAACTTCATGGTACATTCTATATATTTTTCTATAGAGTTAGCCAAAACAGCTAAATTATAATTATCAATATTAGCAAGTATATCTACAGCTTCTAACTCTTTAACAATTTTCTTAAAAATACTTTTACCATCTTTGGATAACCATGTTGGTGGTCTTATTTTATCTCTAGGTAATTTTTTTAATTTTTCTTCTTGTTCTTGTCTTTTTTCAATTTCTTCATTAGTCAAATGGCTCTTATTACCATTTGCAATAATTTGAGAAACTGAAATCATCTTTCTTCCCAAACCTAACATTACCCCCCTTTAGTTCAAAAAACGAAAAAATTTTTTCTGACATAGATACTGCGACCTTTTGACACTCCTTAAAAACTTTTTATACACCCCCTACCCTTTAGGAATTAGCTTAAATAACTCTTCCTGAGTATTTCTTTTAGTAACCATACCTTTTCTATATTTAGCATGTATCTCTTGGTGACATGAATTACATAAAGAAAGCAGGTTGCTTGTCCTTAATCCAAGCTCCCTGCTTTCCTTTAACTCTATTATGTGATGTACAACATCAGCAACTCTTATTCTATTCTTACTTAAACAAACCTTACATAAACCTAAATCCCTAGCAATAACGTTAGTCCTAACTATATGCCATTCTTTAGAATTATAAAAAGCTTGTTCATCTTTATCTTTTCTTCTTACCTTATAATTCTTATGTCTATCCTTATTATCAAATGAATGCTTACTACAATAAGTTTCATTTAATTTTATAAGGTTATTACATCCACTATAGTTACAAACTTTTTTAATTTTTAATCGCTCCTAATAAATATTTTAATGCACCTTCAATTTCTTCGTTAACTTTTATCAAAGAAGTATTTTCTTTGTATTTTTCCACAAAGTCATCTATACAATCTGACTCTTCCTGACTTTGTGGAATTAATTCTTCTCTTAGCTCTGTTGGTCTCATATGATTACTAGCTTCAATATTATTCTTTAACTTAGTATCTTCTACAGGCACAAACTTTAACTTAGGTGTAGTACAATCAACCGTTTTTTTATACTCATCATTCAATATATTTTCCAATAAAAATTCTATTATCACTTCGTGATTACTTTTTTTATCAATCAGTCTTTTATTTTCAATATATAAATCATATATTTTCTTTATAATTATTATACTTTCATTGGTATCATAAATCATTAGTTCATATATTAAATCTTTTACATTTGATTTTATTTCTGGAATTATAAATCTAAAATCTTCACTTACTCGCTTAACCCCCCATGTATTACCTGCTTCAAAAATATAATAAAAAAAATCTTCCTTAACTGAATTAATATACTCTAATAACTCAGTATAAACTATAATATTAATTCTTCTTAGTTTTTCTTTTTGCTCAACATTTTTCTGATTTTTAGAATATTCAATTGAAATTAAGACAGCAATTATTGTTGCATATGCTCCTATTAAAGTAGTTACTACTGTAGCACAAAATATAATCCATTCAGCAACTTTAAAATGATTACCCCATACTTTCCAAATACTAAATAATGAAGCATATACCAATATTGATATTACCCCTAAACTTATTGATATATTTTTTATTATGGTTTTTTTATCCATTTAATCACCTCAATAACATATTATATATTATTGCAATATCAAGTTCAACAACTTGCAAATAATACCCCATAATACATATTGTGTGGTTTAAATGAATTATCTTCAAAGCTTCATAAAATCTAAGTTTAAAGGTAGTCTTAAAATTTAATGCCACCTCATTCTTTTATGTCCTATTTAATAGATTTTAAAACCTTTAATCATTCTATTTATATGGCTCTGTTCAACCCCTATATAATGTAAAGTTATTGAAGGGTCAGAATGATTGAATATCTTTTGGAGTGTAACAACGTCCTTATATTGCATATAAAAATGATATCCAAAAGTCTTTCTTAAAGTGTGAGTTCCTAAGTTATAAAGTCCTAAAGTTTCTCCTGCATCTCTTAATATAGTGTAAGCTTGTTTTCTTCCAATAGGTCTGTTATAACCTTTCTTTGATTTTATAAGAAATTGGTCTAAATCTTTTTCATCACAATATTTCTTTATTTCTCTTTTTAATATTGGTGTCATTGGAAATATCTTTTGCTTTCCAGTTTTCTTTTCTCTAATGGAAATATAATCTTTTCCTTTAACATCTCTAATTCTAAGACTTAAAATATCACTTATCCTTAATCCTGAATTAATACCTAGTATGAACATAATATAATTTCTTTCACTATACTTTCTTAAGTAATTAGCAATCTCATGTACCTTATTTGAATCTCTTATTGGTTCAACATAGTTCATATACTACCTCACTTAACTAAAATTATTTCTTATTCTATGAAATACAAATAAAAGAAAGAGTTTTTATTATAATTAAAACTCTTTCTTTTATTTATTATGGTACATAAACTCTTACTATTTTATTAGAATCTGATGAATTTATCTCTAGAATTTTTTTTGTTTTTAGATATTTCATCTTTGTATAATGACAATTATATGTTCCAAAGAGTTGAATATCTCTAAAATCATCAAAACCATCATCTTCCCACATGATACTTATCTTTTGCGAACTACTATCAAATGCTATAACTATTGAAACATTTGCATTAAATGCAAGTTTCCTTCCTTTTTTTAATAAAACTTCTACCTTAGTATTAAATGGTCCATTTTGATGATTATTGGCAAAATAATATTTTTGTAATGCCTCAACACTCTGTAATTCTTGGTCTCTATCCAATTTTTTTCCCATTATTATCCCCTCCACAGATAATTATAAGTTAAAGTTTTATAATTTTCAAAAAAATTTATTATTTTTGTCTTAATGCTCCATTTACTCTTTTATAGCTACTATGTTTCATACATTCATCAATTCCTTGACAAGGATCATAAATAACTACTTCTTCTTGACACTTTCCTTTTTGATATTTACTACATAATGGTGAGAAAAATGAACATGCACATTTAAGTCTGTTCCCTTCCCACAACATATACATAGGTAACTTTCTCTTTTCCATTTATCTCACCTCTTTTTTTACAAAGTAAAAAGAGCCAACTATAAAGTTAGCTCTTCTAAAGTTTAAGTGGTTATTCATTTGATACTATTATATTAACGCATATAAAGTTAGCTATTCAACCACATAATAGTTAGAGTTTAGTCAGAAATTAGTTAGACTTTTTAAATTCATCATATCTAACTCTATTTTCTTAATTATTTTTGATTTTTTGCATATAAGATATTTAGGATTCATCCCTAATCTTTCAGCAATACTCTCCATATTCATTCCCCTAAAGTAATATGATGTGATTATCTCATACTCAACTTCATCTAAACATGATATTAGGTTTTCTATTTTCTTTATCCTCAACTCCTTATTTCTTTTCAAATATTTAAGAAACTGTATTCTCTTTTCCTTTGATAAAACTTCATTTACTACTGGATCTGTTATTTTATAAGTTGTTCCAGTTCTTTCTGAATATTGTAATGCTCCACATCCTTGATATTCATTTTCTACAGTTGCAATTTCTAATTCCAAAGCTCTTATTTCTCTTACTGTTTCTTTATAACTCTTTAATAATCCTTCTACATCATCCTTAAACTTAATCATATTACCTATCATTTGAATACCTCACTTTAACTTTTTTTATTTAAACTAACTAAGTTGTACAATATATAGCTTTTGTAAAGGAACTTTCACATCCTTTCATAATAACTTATATCCTAGTTAGTAAAAATCTTTTTATTTACTTAGTCATTTAATATTTATTCTCTAAACACCTTCTAATTAACGATATACTTCTTATTCCTAGCATACCTTTTAATATTTTCAAAATTAAATTTTTCACTCCTGCACCTACTATATTTTTATGAATAACTATCTTATTTTTGAATATAATATTAAATATAATATTAAATATAAAATTAACCATTGAGGTGATTAAATGCAAGGTGATTTAACATTACTGATAATCTTAGTATTAGCTTTATGCATATTAAAATGTCTTTAATTTTTAATTAAAGCTATAGAATAGATATATATGTATCTATTCTGTTAGATCATATGTTAAAATAAATCAAATAAACACTTCATTAATCACCTTTAAGATAGAGAGTTGTAAAACACAACTCTCTTTTTGATTACTCTTAGTCACTACCTAGAATGGAATATCCCCATCATCAACTGGTATCATATCATCATTGAATTTATCATTATTTACTTTACTATCACTTGAATCAATAAAATCAAATCCATCAACCGCTATATAAGTTATATATCTTCTTGTCCCATCTTGTGCATCATAACTTCCAGTTCTAATGCTCCCTGATATACTAAATCTTTTACCTTTAGTTAAATACTTAGCTATGACTTCTGCTCTTTTTGAATAAGCTATGCAATTTATAAAATCAGCTTCTTGTGTTCCATCTTCTTTTTTAAAATCTCTATTAACTGCTAGTGTAAATCTTGTTACTGCTGTTCCTTTATTAGCAGTAAATCTTAATTCAGGATCTTTAGATAATCTCCCAACTAAAACAACTTTATTCATTTAAATCATCCTCTCTAGTCATAATACTTTCTATTATTTCTTCCTCTTGCTATGGCAATAGTAGTAAACTTGTATTTATCATATTCTAGTTCTTTTGCCTTACGCTTCTTTTTTAAGTCATTAACATATCTAGCAACAAATTCTTCTTTACTTAGTTTCATATTAATCACTCCTAAAATTCTGATAATCTTTGAGTTGGCAAATTATAATTTAATTCAACTACTCCAGTTCTACCATTTCTACACTTAGCAAAGTTTATTTCTAAAACATCATCTACAATATCTTCCTTATCCTCTCTTGCTCTATAATAACCATCCCTATAAAGAAGTCCTATTACATCAGCATCTTCTTCAATGCTTCCAGTATCTCTTAAGTCTGATAGTATTGGTCTATGGTCTGCCCTTTGCTCTGATGCTCTTGAAAGTTGACATAATGCTACCATTGCTACATTTAACTCTTTAGCCATAGCCTTTAATGAATTTGATATATAGCTTGATTGTTCATATTTACTTCCCTTTGTTGTCGGTCTTATTTTTCCTATATGATCTACTATGATTACATCTAACCCATACTTTATTTGAATTTCTTTAGCTATTAATCTTATTTGATTTACTGTTATTGATGCAGGTTCATAAACAAATATGTTATTCTTCCTGCTTAACCTATCAAAAACATTTAATAAGCTATTCATCTCAGAATCATTGAATCTTCCTCTAGCAATCTTTCCATTTTCTATACATGTATTTGAAGCCAATAACCTTTGTCCCATTCCTTCGGTACTCATATCTAACTGAATATAAAGAACCTTGCCTTTTATATTTTCCATTATTGATAGTGATAAAGCTGTCTTTCCCATTGAAGGCCTTGCTCCAAATACAATAAAGTCTTTTTTCTCTAATCCATTTGTCGCATTATCTATTTTTTGAATTCCTGTACTTATTCCAGTTAATCCACTTTTATTATTAAAAGCTTTTTCTATCTTATTTAAAGTTTTCTCCATTACCTCACTCATTGTATAAAATTTATCTTCTCTATCTGATGAATTAAGCTCAAGCAAAGTATTTTGTAATAAATCCACTTTTGATTCAATACTTCCACCATCAGTTATTATACTTTTACAAGCAACAATTAACTTTCTTTCCTTACTCTTTTCTTTAACTAAGTTTAAATGACTATCAAATGTACCTCTTGATGTGTGATATGATATTTCAGTTAAATCAGATAAGGTTATAGCTTGTGCCTTTATTTCTTTGGATAACTTCTCAGCGACTATTGTTAAATCAAAACTTATGTTATCCTTAAACAACTCTCTCATAGCTCTATATGTAATTTTATTTTTAGAGCTATAAAAATCATTATCTTCCAAAGAACCCATAGCTTTTATCATAAAATCATTATCTTGTATAATAGTTCCTAAAATAGCTTTTTCACTATCAATAGCATAATTACTCTCCATACTCTCACCTTTAATAATCAAAATTACCTTTCTTTATATTAAGATTATCTTTACTTATTTCTTTTGTTCCTGCTCCAAGCTCTTGATTTAAATATCCTTCAAACTTATTACCAAATAAAGTTTCAGGCCTTAAATATTTCTCATACTCTGTACCTTTCCATTCAGAAACTTTATTATCTATAACCTTAAAAAATTCTTCTTCATTGAATCCTTCATCTAATCTAGCTTTAATTAAAGATTGTGTCTTTCTAGTAGTAGCTTTATATGATTTTCCAGTCTTTGAATTGAGATACTCTATAACTCGACTATATATAATATTATTTATATCTCTTATAGAAGAATCTTTGTTGGGATATATTGTCCTAACCCTTGGGACACTTTGTCCTAACCCTTGGGACATTTTGTCCCAAGGTATATATTCTGTTAAGTTATCTAATTTTGAAGTAACATTTATATAAGAAAATTTTCCTCTTATCCCATCTTTACAAAATAAAACTTTTCTTTCTATTATCTTTAAATCATCAAACTTTTTTAATCTTCTCTTAAGACTTCTTTGAGTTCCTATTATCGGTATTTGTTCTAATAAATATCCCTGATCTATCCATATAAAACGCTCTCCATCAATAATTTGAAACTGCATATTTTTACTTGAATACATATCTTTAATTACTGATAATATAAGAGCATCATCATTATCTAATCCTGATTCTATTAATTTTTTCTGACTAAATCCATGAATTGTGTATTTCAATTTTATACACCTCTTTTCTTGCCTAAATTAATCTTGGATGCTAAAATTAAATTGTAAGTATTTTTGAGTGCATTGATTGCTTTGGTCGGTATCAATACACTTGTTTAGAGCTTCTTTACATGACATACCATTTAAAGAAAGCTCTATTATTTTTTCAATAATTTTATTCATCTCAACTTTATCCATATTTAAACCCTTCTTACTAGCATTTCTGCTTCACTCAAAATCTCTAAGAATTTAATTTGTGATGTTTTCTTTCCAAAGCCAAGTCTATTAAATCTGATATCCTCTTCTGCAATACATAAAATAGTTTTAAAATCACAACTTGAATATTTGTTTTTTAATCTTTGAATTGCTTTTAATACCATAATTACCTCCTATAGCTTGTACAAATTATTTGCATTGTATTATTTCTTTAGCCTTTTCACTTTCAATCTCTATAGCCTTTTTAGCTAAGAAACTATTGAATTTTTCTATAGCCTCCATAGATGGTTGTTTTAATATTCTCACTTTAGTTGTTCCTATATATCCATCTGTTATAAATACATTTCCATCTTTTATAATTTTCTTTGGAAATAAACTTCTATCCCAATCTTTAGGATCATCTTTTTTTCTTCTTGCCATACTACCTAATCCTCCCCTAAATATTTTTCTGCTATAAGTCTCATTTCTGCTGCTCTCTTTTCTAATTTTGAAAAGAATTTTACTATAATTTCCAATTCTTTTCTTTCTGATACATCAATTACTCCATCTTCAACTATTTTTAATAATGTCTTCTGAATATTAACACTATCATCTAATGTATTAGCTACTGAAATTGCAAACTTATACAAATTATCAATATTCTCTGATTCAATTATTGGAGTAATTCTCTTGCCAATAGGACATTCATTACAACAATAATGATTTAAAAGTTCAGGAGCATTATATGCTTCTGCCATAATAACAACCTTATCTACTGGAACTACTTTACAAAGGTCTAATTCATAATCAGTTAATGAATCCTTTGAAATTCCTAAAAACTCTGAAGCTCCCTCCCTACTTGAAAATTTAGAATTAAATTCAGCAGCCTTTTTTCTTGCAATACAATACACATTATTAGCTGCTTTAGTTGGTTGTTTTGCCATGTATTTTCTTCTCCTTTCATGTGATAATCAAACTACACAATAAGTGTAGTTAGTTTGCAAAAAAAATTTCATCTAAAGTACATCTAAATTTACTTTTAAATTTTTTCAAGAAATTATAACTAGGATTTCTTATTCCCAATTCAATTTTAGTGTAGTACGATTCGGAAATTCCTAGTAATTTTGCTATTTCACTTCTGCTTAAATTCTTACTTAGCCTAAATCTTTGTAAACTATTCATGTAAACCTCCTACACTTATCGTGTGATTTAAATATACTACACATTTTGTGTATAGTCAAGTTTTTTAACACTTTTTGTGTTTTAATCTTTTTATAGATGTTTTTAACTTCACATTTTGTGTAAAATATATATAAGGATGGTGAATATAATTGTTTGGAAATAGATTAAAGACTTTAAGAAAAGAGAAGGATTTAACCCAAGCTCAACTAGCTAATATATTAAAAACATCAGCTAGTGCTATTGGAATGTATGAGCAAAATAGAAGAACTCCTGATACAGAAACTCTACAAACTTTATCAAACTATTTTAATGTATCTGTAGATTACTTAATTGGAAAGACAGAAATACGAGAATCTGCTGAACAATTATTAGAAGATAAATCAGTTACCATTGCTCTACACAATAAAAATGGTATTGATGATGAGCTTCCTGATGAAGCTAAAAAGGAAATTGAAAATTTTATTGAATATGTAAAACATAAATATAAAAAATAGTTTTTATAAACTATAAAAATAACTGATATTTATTTGGAGGAGACATTTTAATGAGTACTTTTTTTACAGATATTTCAATTGACAAACTTATCGTAAACCCTGAAAATTATAGATTTGATTCTGTTGACAATGAAACTTCAGCAATAAAAATAATGTTACAAAATCATAATAAAGCAATCAAAGAATTATTAAAGGATATTTTAGAAAATGGACTTAATCCACTAGAAAGATTATTAGTATTTAAAAAGAATGAATTTTATATTGTATTAGAAGGAAATCGAAGGGTAACTGCTCTTAAAATAATACATAATGTGAATCTTCTAAAAGATATTGAACAAAAATATTTTAATGAATATTCTAAAATACTTAATAACGCTAATTCTAAAATCAATATTGATAAGATTTCTTGCGCTATAACAGATAATATTTCCGATTCCAATAAATGGATTGCACTTAAACATACTGGATCTAATGGTGGAAAAGGTACTATTCCATGGGATACAACTCAAAAAAGACGATTTTTAAATAAAACAAATCCCAATAATTCATCTAATATAATAACTTCATTGTTCTCTTACATAAAATCAAGTAACATTTATGATGATACAATAACCCAAAATCTAACTAATATACCTATAACTACACTTGAAAGAATATTAAGTGATCCATATGTAAGAGAAAATATTGGTATAGATATTAAAAAAAATACTATATATAAATTATATCCAGATAGCGAAATAAAGAAACCATTGTCAAAGATTCTACACGATTTGATAAATAAAACAATTGTAGTAACAGATGTTTATACTAAAAATGATAGATTGGATTATATAGAAACTTTTAATAGCAACTCACTACCTAATTATGCAAATAAATTAAATAAACCAGTTGAAATATTATCTAATTTAAATCTTATCAATTTACCTTTACAAACAACTATTGATAATAACTCTAATAATGATAATAGTGCTAATACCGATAATATTAACTCTAACAATATCAATAATAGTGCTACTACTAATAATACTAGTAATAATACTAGTAATAATACTAGTAATACTAATAATATCGCTAATATTGATAATAATAACTCTAGCAATATCAATAATAGCACTAATAATAATAATAATAATAATAACAATACCGGTAATAGTAGCTCTATCAAATCTACTTCTCCAAAAAGAGATAATAAAGATATTAATAAAAGAAAAGCTCTAATTCCAAGTACATTTCATGTTAAAATAACTGTACCAAGAATACAACAAATTTATAAAGAATTAAAAAAATTAGATGTATCTGATTTTCCTAATTCAACCTCAGTTCTTTTTAGAGTATTTTTAGAATTAGTTGTAGATGAATATATAGAAAAGCTTAATTTAACTGGACTTTCAAATAACGATAAACTCAATAAGAAAGTACAAGCTTGCATTGATGATTTAAAAAGTAAAAATTTAATTGATAAAAACAAAGTAAAACCTATTAATGTAGCAATATCTAATCATGATAGTCTATTTTCAATAAATACATTTAATAGTTATGTTCATAATAAACATATGCTACCTGATGCAACTAATTTAAAAAACACTTGGAATCAATTTGAATATTTTATTTTAGTTTTATTAAATTCAATCACAAAATAATTTATGGCCAAAGTTTTATTTTTATGATAGACTTATATTGTAATTAAATGACTAAGGAGTTTACTTTATGAGCCTAAAAAATTATTCACCTCTAAGATACCCAGGTGGAAAAAATAAGTTATCAAAATATGTAGGTAATTTAATAAAATTAAATGATTTAAATGGTCATACATATGTTGAACCATTTGCTGGTGGAGCTGCTGTTGGTTTATATTTATTAATTAATGGTCATGTTGATAATATAATAATAAATGATTATGATAGATCAATTTATGCATTTTGGCGTTGTGTATTGTCATACCCAAATAAATTTTGTGAATTGATAAAAAATACTCCAATAACAATGGATGAATGGTACAAACAAAAAGAAATTCAAAACAATAAAAAAAATGCTAGAATTTTAGAATTAGGTTTTTCAACCTTTTTTCTTAATAGAACTAATCGTTCAGGTATTATAAAAGCAGGTGTTATAGGTGGCTATAATCAAAATGGAAACTACAAAATGGATTGTAGATTTAATAAAGAAGATTTAATAGAACGTATAAAATTAATTTCTCGTTATAAAAGACATATTAAACTTTATAATTATGATGCTATTGAATTAATTGATAAAATTATTAAACCAAACTCTGATAAAACTTTTACATTTTTTGATCCACCTTATTATAATCAAGGTTCAAATCTATATGTAAATTTTTACAAACATCAAGATCATGTGAATTTAGCAAATAAAATTAAAGAATTAGATCATACTCACAAATGGATTGTTACATATGACAACACTCCTGAGATTTTTAATATCTATAATGATTTTTCTTTTATTCAATATCCATTAAAATATACTGTTGAAAGAAAATATTATGGTGTTGAAGTTTTATTTTATTCAAAATCAACTATTATAAATGCATTTGATAAGAACTAGACAACTTTAATCTAGTTCTTATTTTCACAGTTTATAAGAACATATGTTCGACCTTTAAGTAAATAGATGCTATAATTATCCTGTAAATAAATAAAATGGATGGTGGAACTAATGAAAAGTTTAAGTGATATTTATAGTGTAATTGAAGATGAAAACATAGAATTAGAAGAAGTTTATTTTAAGTCATCTAATATCGAAGGTATATATTTTAAAGTATCAGGAATGAATCCTATAATTGGAATACATAAAAATTTACTTACTGATACTAGAAAATATATATCTGTGTTAGCTGAGGAACTTGGCCATCACTTTACCTCCTCAGGCAATTTAACATCTGAATGTATAACTTACTCTGATAAAATTAATAGAAGTAAGCAAGAAAAGAAGGCTAGAATGTGGGCTGCTAACTATTTAGTTTCTGATGAAGAAATAATTGAAGCTTTATTACACATATCTGGTACTTTAAGTGGATTGGCTCTCCATTTTAATGTTACTGAAGAAATTATAAAATATAAGTTATTATCACTCTACCTAAAAGAAGATAAGTTTAGGATATCTAAATTAATGATTATGGAAGATGAAATAATTTATAATTCTTGTTCTGTTTAATGGAGGTCTATTATGAAAAAAGTTGCTATTTATTCAAGAAAATCTGTTTTAGTTGAAGGATCAGTATCAATAGAAACTCAGATTAATATGTGTAAAGATTATATAAATAATAAATTTCCTAATGCTAAATTTAAAGTTTTTGAAGATGAAGGTTTTTCAGGTGGAAATACTAATAGACCTGCCTTTCAAAAAATGCTTAGAATGGCTCAACTAAATGAAATTGATATAGTTGTTTGTTACAAAGTAGATAGAATTGCTAGAAACACTTTAGACTTCTTAAAAATATTAGAACTATTTAAAGAAAATAATGTTGAACTTATTTCTATAAGTGAAGGTTTTGACCCCAATACTCAAATGGGAAAAGTTATGTTGACACTATTAGCTAGTTTTGCTGAAATGGAGAGAACTAATATTCAACAAAGAGTAAAAGATAATTTATTATCTATAGCTAAAAAAGGCAAATGGACTGGTGGCTCCCCTCCTACTGGATTTAAAAATGGTTTAAATGGTGGACTTGAATGGAATAAACAAGATATGATTTTAGATGTTTTTAATATGAAATATGAGAAAGAAAAAAACTCTAATATTATTAAATATATAAAAGAAAAATATAATCATAATTTTCTTGGGGGAACTTTAGCTACCACATTAAGAAAACCTATATATGTTAAAAGCTCTCCCTCTGTATCTTTATACTTAAAGACTAAAGGATATATAGTTCAAGGTGATGAAGATAATATACATTCCTATCTAACATATACAGATAAAGAAACTAAATATGCTATTGTTAGTGATATAGTTGGATTAATAGAGCCTTCTATTTGGATTTCTATAAATAAAGATATGGATAAAAATATATCAAGAGAAGGTAATAGATTTAGTGAGAAATTTTGGCTTACTAAAACAGTTAGATGTAAGTATTGTGGTCAAACATTTTGTGGACAAACCAAAACAACTAAAACCAAACATTATAATAAACATGGTGAAGAAAAAATATATATTTCTACTTATAGTTATTATTCTTGTAGGGATGCTGTTCGTGGTAAATTAAAAACTTGTACGAATACTAAAAGAGTTAAACAAGAAATATTAGAATTTAAGGTATCTGAACTTATACATTTGCTTAAAGATAAAAAAACATTTAATTCTTCATATTTTTCTAATAAAATAGATAATTCTTCTAAAATAGATACTATAAAAAAACAAATAAAAAGTATTGATAAAACTATAAATAATCTTACTGACAAAATAGCTCTACTAAGTAATGAAGCTTCCCTTATTTTTATATCTAAATTAGAAGAATTAGTAAAAGAAAAATCTATATTAAAAGATAATTTGCTACAACTAGAATTACAAGAGCTTAATTCAAATACTAAAAAAGATAGCTCATTAGTCTATAATAATATACTTGCATTTAATGATGATCTTAGTGTAGATGACAAAAGAAAAATAGCTATGAGTTTATTTAAAGAAATTATATATGATCCTGAAACTGATTCTTTAGATGTTACTTTCATGTAACATCTATTTTTGTCTAAATAAACATTGGAGAACATCCACCACGAATATATCCAGTATATTTCATTATATCCTTAACTGCTATCATTTCAACTTTCTTTTCTCCAGCTATCTTAGCAGCATTTTTTAAATCTAATTCTTCTGCAACTGGTATAACAAAAACATATAACTCTTTGCTTGTTCCTTGAGCTACTAAGGTTTTAAATACATTTTTCTCATCTACTCCAATTTTATGAGCTACAGATATTCCATCTATCTTTCCATCTTCGCTTTCATAACTTAACATTTCATATGAAACCTTTTTAGAATCTAATATTCTCATAGCATTTGTCTTAAGCTTCTTATCTTTTGCCATAATTTTCACCTCTTAAACTTAAATCATTTATAATTATACAATAAAATTCTTTAAAAACTAAGCTTAACTTAATATTATCTCAGATGAAGTTAATATAAATTAAGATATTTTGTGTCCATATTTTCAGTATATAATATCAAATCTTATTGAACCAAAATTCTAGATTAATGGTAAAATACACTAATTATAAACTCTTAAATCTAGTAAGATTATAAAGATTCTATATAAATAATTTAGAAGATAAAACACAAACTCATCTAGCCAAAGCTAAATTACTTAAGCTAAATAATTATCTAGATTTATTCTACTTATTTACTTCAAGGTGGTCATTTATGTCATTCCTTTTCTACACATATATAATAAAAATGCTTTCATAATAAATTTATTATAAAAGCATTTCTTTTTATTTGTTTAAATCTTCAAATATAGCTTTATCATTATTTGAAAATTTGTTTAAATCATTCGATTGTATAAGATTCCCATTGGCATAGTTTAATTTAGTATAACCTTTTTCTCCTATAGTATAAACATATGGTTCTATTTCTTTATAATTTGATATAATATCAATAGCGTCCTGATTTTTAGTATCATACAAATCTAATTTTTTATTGAAATTTTCATCAGAAAATTTATAGATGGCAAACTGTCCATCTACACCAAAGGATTCCATAGTATCTCTATCTCCTGTAGAAGAGTATCTAGATGCTTCGTTATTATTTCCACAACCTAGAAATAAAAGAGCAAAGCTTAAAGCTATAAATATTAAAGAGACTTTTTTCAT